CCGCCAACTATTATTATTTAGAAGTCTACTTTTACAGAGGCTAAGGATTTTAATTTCTGTAAAGTTTCTTTTACTTTTACAATGTCGCAAGAAACATCGGTTATAGGTTTGCCTGTATCACCCTTCTCATTTAGCCAAGTAGATAAAGTTTCAATTTTCTCAATAAAGATTTGATCACTATCTTTTAGGATAATAGTTGGATCTATCCAGATTTTACCTTGTGATTTATGATCTGCTTTAATTCTGGATTTCAGACCTGAAACCGTTGATGTCATAAATACACCGATTGCTTGCGTTGCTTTTCTGCGTGAAGCCTTTTGTTCTTTTGTGAATTTCTTGGCCTCCTCTTTTGTAGCATTGTAAAGCTTTGCATTGGTTTTATTTAATCCTAATGCGGCCCATCCGATAAACCTATCATATTGATCTTGCGTTGATGTTGAATGGTTTGGTTTATCTTTAACAGTAGTTGGGCTTAAGAAGTCCAGAGGTGAATATTTCATATCATTATAAAGATAGTCATAATATTCTTGCTTTCCTTTAATTGCCTGTTCTCCTTTTGTGAAAGCTTTTGTTGCAAGGTTACGAGCTTGGGTAAAGTTATCGTTTGCTTTGATAGTCATAATAATATTCCTTTCAAGTGTTAGTGAACTCACTAACGTTTATATGGTCTCACAAGTTTTTGTGCCATGACTATTTATAGCACGTCTAAGCATTTAAAGATATAGTTTACCACAACACGTTACCACAAAGCACAACACGTTCCCCCCTGTCCCCTTCCCCCTACCCGCCCCCCATGCACCCTTTCCGCAGCGTTTGAGTCCCGTATCTATAGTATTACTATTCCACACGAATAATTTCATATTTTTTGAGTTCGTCTAACAAATGCCCCCCTCTATTTGTCAGACACCCCCCCTACAAATTTCAAAAGGCTTGTGTAAAATTTTTTTTCGTCCTATAACACGTTTACGGCTAACAACCTGCGATGTAGAAATGACCATAACAGTAGAACCTGAACTGAATGTAAAACTATCAGAGTCTCCACCGCCTGTAGATCTAAAGGATCGTATGGAGTCAGCAGCTAACACTGCAACAGAACTCGCAGAACACGGGTTGAATGTAAAACCAACCACAGAAGATAAAGAAACTGCAGCCAAAATTGTTAACGCTTACGCGAGTGACCCTGGAAAAACGTCCAAAAAAATTACAAGTAGTAGAATAGCTACGTTAACGCCCGCATCACTGCTCCTTACAAACAGTATTATACAAGAGTTTGGTCATTCTGTAGTTGAAAATGCAATACAGGTACGCCATCTTGTAACAAACAAGTTACTGTTAGAGACCGACAACCCTGATCCTCGTGTACGAATACGTGCATTAGAGCTTCTAGGTAAGATTTCGGACGTAGGGTTGTTCGCAGAGAAGTCCGAAGTTACTATAACACACCAATCTACAGATGATTTACGTGAGAGACTGCGTTCTAAGTTAGCAAAACTAGCAAATCCTATAGAAGAGATAGATACTGCCGTTGTTATTGACGGTGAAGCGTTAGATGTAGACGCAGAATTGGGTTTAAGTAGTGAATAAACCTGTTTTAGACTTCTCTGAAGTTGAAATTCAACAGATGTTAGACAATTTAGACCAATATACCTCTGACGAAGTAGCTGAGATTGACCGTATGGTCGAAGAATTAAATAACCGCCGTACAAATAAAGCCGCATACGATGATTTAATTGAGTTTTGTAAACGTATGCAGTCTGATTACATAGTTGGTAAGCATCACAGGCTACTAGCTAACATGTTAATGGATATTGAGGAGGGAAAGAAAGATCGTATCTGTGTAAACATACCACCACGCCACGGAAAATCACAACTTGTGTCTATTTTCTTCCCAGCGTGGTATTTAGGACGGAATCCTAACAAAAAAGTGATGATGGTATCTCACACGACTGACTTAGCGGTAGATTTTGGACGTAAAGTACGGAATTTAATCGCCACAGATGATTATAGGTCTATATTTCCTACAGTTAAATTAGCATCGGACTCTAAATCAGCGGGTCGATGGAACACAAACTCTGGAGGTGAGTATTATGCGTGCGGTATTGGGTCTTCTATTGCTGGTAGGGGTGCTGACCTCCTGCTCATTGATGACCCCCATTCTGAACAAGATGTCATTAACGGAAATTTTGAAGTGTTCGAAAAGGCCTACGAGTGGTTTACCTTCGGAGCACGTACCCGTCTTATGCCTAGAGGTAGCGTTGCCATAATACAAACACGTTGGCACATGGATGACCTGACAGGGCGTGTTGTACGGGATATGGGGCAGAATGAACGCTCAGATCAGTATGATGTGGTAGAATTTCCCGCTATTTTGGACACTATAGACGATAAAACTAAAAAATCTACACAAAAACCCTTATGGCCTGAGTTTTTTGACCTTGAAGCCCTTCTTAGAACAAAAGCGTCTATGCCTGTGTACCAATGGAACGCGCAGTACCAACAACAACCCACCGCTGAAGAAGCCGCACTTGTTAAACGTGAATGGTGGAATATTTGGCAGAAAGAAGACCCGCCCTCATGTGAATACGTTATTATGTCTTTAGATGCGGCAGCAGAGACACACAACCGCGCAGATTACACTGCGTTGACAACTTGGGGCGTGTTTTTGAACGAAGAAGTAGATAATTACAATATTATTTTGCTAAACAGTATAAAAAAGCGTATGGAGTTTCCAGAGTTAAAACAATTAGCTATGGAAGAATATAGTGAATGGGACCCAGACGCGTTCATTGTGGAGAAAAAAAGTTCAGGCACAGCACTATACCAAGAAATGAGACGTATGGGGTTACCTGTACAAGAATACACACCACACAGAGGGTCTGGTGACAAATTGGCGCGTTTAAACTCTGTAACGGACATTGTAGCGTCTGGACTATGTTGGATTCCAGAGACACGTTGGGCAGAAGAAGTAATAGAAGAGATTGCAGGATTTCCGTTTATGAGCCATGATGACCTTGTTGACTCTACCGTAATGGCCCTGATGCGCTTTAGACAGGGTGGATTTATAAGACTACCAAATGACGAGCCTGACGAGGTTCGGTACTTTAAACGCAGAGGAAGTGGATTTTACTAATGGTTATTGAAAAAGGATTGTACCAAGCCCCCGTAGGTATAGGTGAGGAAGAAGATTCCTCTGAACTAGAAATTGAAATTGTAAACCCTGAAAGCGTTACACTAGCTGATGGTAGTATGGAGATTACTATTGAACCAGACGGTAAAAGCGCAGGAGAAGGTGAGTTTGACGAGAACTTAGCTGAAGTATTAGACGAAGATATACTTAGTAAACTAGCTGATGATATTACGGGTAATATTGAGTCTGATGTAGATAGCCGTAAGGACTGGGCAGATACGTTTGTAAAAGGATTAGACGTACTAGGGTTTAAGTATGAAGAGCGTACAGAACCTTGGCAAGGCGCGTGTGGCGTGTACTCCACGGTACTTGCAGAAGCAGCAATACGTTTCCAAGCAGAAACAATGTCGGAGACGTTTCCCTCCTCTGGACCTGTTAAAACTAAGATATTAGGTGACGAGACTAAAGAAAAAGAAGAAGCGGCTGCTCGTGTTAAAGCTGACATGAATTACGAACTTACAGAGAACATGGTCGAGTATAGACCAGAACATGAGAGATTGCTGTATAGTCTTGGCCTAGCAGGGTCGGCGTTTAAGAAAGTATATTACGACTCCACTATGGGTCGGCAGGTTGCAGTATATATACCTGCAGAAGACGTTATCGTGCCTTACGGAGCGTCACATATAGAAACAGCAGAGCGTGTAACCCATGTTATGCGTAAAACTAAGAATGAGTTAAAGAAACTACAAGCTAACGGGTTTTACCGTGAAGTAGATCTTGGAGAGCCTCAAGCGTTTCATACTGATATAGAAGAGCGCAAGGCTGAAGAAGGTGGGTATTCCCTCACCGATGATGATCGTTACACCGTCTATGAAGTACACGCCGATCTTATAATTGATGAGAGTGGTGATTCTGACGATGATATTGCTAAACCATATGTTGTAACACTAGAGCGTGGCTCTAACGAAATATTAGCAATACGTAGGAATTGGAACCCAGATGACGATTTAAACCTCAAACGTCAGCACTTCGTACATTATGTATATGTACCTGGATTTGGGTTCTATGGGCTGGGGCTTATTCACATAATTGGTGGGTATGCTAGGGCGGGTACATCCTTGATACGACAGCTTGTTGACGCTGGAACTCTTTCGAATCTCCCCGGAGGGTTAAAGTCTCGTGGGTTGCGTATCAAGGGTGATGATTCACCGATAGAACCAGGAGAGTTTAAAGACGTAGATGTACCGTCAGGTAGTATCCGTGATAACATCATGCCTCTACCGTACAAAGAACCAAGCCAGACGCTACTTGCACTCCTAGATAAGATTACACAGGAAGGCCGTAGGCTTGGCGCTATTAGTGACATGAACATCTCAGATATGTCTGCTAATGCTCCTGTGGGTACAACACTCGCACTCTTGGAGCGCACACTAAAACCTATGGCAGCAGTACAGGCTCGCGTGCATTATGCGATGAAGCAAGAGTTTAAACTTCTAAAACTATTGATGGCCGAGTACGCACCGATGGAGTATGCCTATCAACCAGCTAGAGGTGAGGTAGGCGCACGTCAGTCTGATTACATGATGATTGATGTGATACCAGTTAGCGACCCTAACAG